ATTACACACCATATTAAGAAACAAAAATCGTTGGGTACAAAAGTAATGGCAAAACTAAAAACCCAACCATCGACAATAAATATACGTTACTCTGTTGGAGTCGCCAAGCTATCCTTAAGATTTCTTAATTGTTCTTGAATACCACACCACAACATAAATTTAGTATATAATGCGTTTTCCTCAATAAATTGAATTGCTAATTTTTCTTCCTCACCTTCAGCAAAGATGTCTTGTGTTAAGTTTTCTTCTACTATTTTAGGTGTTAATTCATTAACTGATAATGTAAGTTTACTGTCAACCAATTTCTGTTCTGGTTGGTCTGATTTAAATTCGAATCCCATATTAATTATATTGTTGTTGTTTATTTGCGTTTCCTATATAAAGTTTTGATTTAGTGAATGCCTGTTTATTACGTGCTAAATTAGCTAACATAATAGCATCAACTATATCATCATGCATTCCATTAGGATGTATAAATGATATATTACCATTAGCAGCATACTTAAATGTATACGCTGACATTTCATTAAAACATTCAGGCATTAATTGTTTGCTGGGTAATTCAACTTTACCTTCCTGAATATCATAGATTAGTTTACGTACACCTTCAGTTTTACTATCTTGAGTAGTAGTAAATGATTGTAGTTTACGAATGTTAGGTCTTAACAATTCATACATTGCTAATCCAATCCCATTTGTTTCGCAAAATCCTCCCACGACATTCCACTTACGACACTCAAATATGATATCCTTTCCAATTTCCTCAAATGTGCGTCCGTTAGTTCTAATAATTTTTTCGATTCTACCGGATTCGCTTTGGATAGCGCAAACTGTAAAATCATTTGTGATTCCAGTGTCAACTCCAATATAATAGCGTTCAGTTCGGTTTGGTATTCCCCATTCATCAATCATACATACTAAATCCAAGTTTGTAAATACATCATTACCTGCATCAGTAAATTCAGCTAAATACTCTTGATAGTAAATGTCACGTGGTAGTGATTTATGTTGTTCTATAAGGAATTCTTTACTAACGTATGGATTATCACGACTGATGCCTTTAAATGCTATATAGACGTTATTAGGCGTGTTACCACGTACAAAATACTCATAGAACCAGTTCTTAGATTTAGGTGTAGATATGATTAAGCATTTCTTACCAATTGCAGTTAACGTAGGCATTACTGCTTGTTCAATTGCATCTTGTTTAACGAATGCTGCCTCGTCTATTACTACATAATTAAAACTAAAACCGCGTATAGTATTATAATTATCAGTGGATAAAAATTGTAAAGTAGATCCGTTAATAAATGTGATTGTAAGGTCTGCTTTATTTTGTTTAGTAATGATTGAATGTGCCGCATTAGTTAATTCATCAAATATTTTCTTACATTGGTTATAAACTGGTGCTATCCAACTACCCTTTTGATTTGGAGTCTGTAGCAACCAGTATAGCATCATATTTTGAGCTAATAATGATTTTCCAAACTGTCTACCAGTTGCTACGATACCAAATTTATGTATAGAATCAGCAAATCCGTCAATGATTTGTTTTTGTCCTTTATGTGGTGAAAATAATTGAACGTCCATTATTGTTTATTGTTGCTCATTGTTGTATGATTTTTTTTCTCTTGCAAATAACTTAAAACTATTTCCCTTACCATCGTCAAATGTAATAATTGAATCAGTAGTGTTTCCAATTGTAAAACTTAATTCGTTAGAATATCCAAATAAAGATGGTTCTGCAAAATGTATTGGGTCATCATCATTAAACTGAAATACCCATTCAAGATTTTGTATTTTATTAGATAGTATTCTCACGCTACTTTGTTTATTGTTGCTCATTATAGTATTTCGGTTTGTCCAAAGTCAGGTGATAATTCATTACCCCAGCTTAGTCTTACGTTACCATCAATTTTTGCCTCAATACGTTCAACCTCACCGCCCTTGATTTTGTTTTGGTATTTAATTACCTCTAACCATACTTTTCTATCATTATCTTCAATAGCAGATTCTTTTACCTGTTCTAATTCGATTAATGTTTTTTCTACCGTATGTTGAATGTTGTCAGCAAAATCCTTAGTTAATAATTCCCAAGCCTCTTTCCATAAGGTGTTAGCTTGTTTGTTGTTAATGTCGTATTTCTCCCTTGCCCAATTAGTAAATTGAGTCCAACCCGACTTATGTTGTAGTATATATTCTACACACTCATCAAGATGTGTATTGTGTTGTAATTTGTTTGATTTTTTCATCGCGTGTTATGTTATATAAGTATATACGATACTTTAATGATACATATCGCCCATCAAATATTAATGAACTTAATTGTGATTGATTCCTTTGTGATGATAGCCCCATTTGTAGTTGTCGTAATTGCGTTTTATACTGTCTATATTAAACGGCCATCCCATTTTCATAAACTCGGCCGCAAAATATATTTTTGTGTTTCTAATATTGGTTGTTATACGGTCTTTAGCAAAGTATACTTTATTTTGTGTTCCGTATTTAGCATTGAATATTCTACCTAATGATGTAATACAATAATTATCACAATCACCATCAAACATATAATATTGTTCATCTGGTAATAATAATGATTTTAATTTTTCCTCATTACGTATTGCTGTTACCTCAGTAACAAAATGTTCTGGATATAATTCATCTATATTAGCATCATATCCCATTATTTTCTTTTCAATAATTTCCCATGCCTTATCTCCATCTAAATAAGTATAAAACATAGGTCCATTGTATTGTGGAGCTCCCATTATTCAGTTAATCCTGATTGTGCTTTAGGTTTACGACCTGCTTTAGCTTTTGTAGCTGGTGTATTAGTAGTATATCCTGTTTCACCGGTTTCAGTTTTTGTTACAGGGTAAGCAATATCCTCAATTTGTTTAGCATATTGACTTAAACGTGAATTCCATACATTGTATGTTTGAAGGTATTCACACCCACATCCCGGAATACTTACTTGTTCTTTAAAAGCATAATTATGAGCTGTCATCCACCAACTTAAGGTTTTGTGATCAATTCTGTAACCTGCTTTAGGAAATACTTCTTCAATAATATATAAAGCTTGTTCCCTTGTTAATTGTTCATTAAAATTTATCATATCTGTGTCTATCCATTAAATCTACTAAATAACTTATTGTATATCCGAATATACTAATAAGGAGTGCAGAATACAAGCTATGGGTAAGAATTAGTCCTAACCAAAAACAAGTGCATTTCACACAATATAAATGTTTACCAATATGTGGCCATTCATAAACTTTCATTTCATTCTTTAACCACTGAATAGGCTGGAACCATTCAGCAATAAAGAATCCTAATATTGCTATACCAAGTAAATTAATCATTCCTTAATTCATTTAAGTATAAATCTACTTCTTTTCTAATCTTAGCACGCATATTACGTTCACGTTGTTCTTTACGCGTTTTTAGTTGTCTATAACGCATTACTAATGATGGTGCCATAAGAGTTATGACTGATGATATAAATGCGGTTAATATAAAGTATAGTATGTTCATATGTTTTGTGCTTTTTTACATTCGGTTCTAATTATTTCAATACCTTTGTCTACTGCTTTTTTTAAATTAGTTAATGAAATATTGTATTTTTTATTTAATTGCTGATAAGTCATCTCATTCAAATAATAATCTATTACTAATGGCTTATGATAAAAATCTAACTTATTAAGCTGAGTAAGCATACAATCATAATTAGCATCCTCTGTTATTGTAATTTCATCATATTGTCCAGTAACATAAGCATCATCAGTTTCAGCCAAATATACACCTCTGTAATTATATGATTGTTTTCTAATCTGATTCCAGTATGGAGATGAACTTGATCTGAGATTTAAACTCATACTTCTACCAATATAGTTAAGTACCTTCTTATCTATACAGCATACTTTAAACTGATAATCTAATGATTTTTTACTCAGAAATTCTGATAATACAAATGATAATAAATCACTGTATAAATGATAGTTATAACTTGTTATTCTACGCTCATCAGCTAACATCTTAGGATATGCTTTACTAATCTCATAGTTAATCATATCCCTCATTTCATCCTTTGTTAATTCATTCATCATATATAACTATATAAACCAGATGTTAAAATGCAAAGTCTAAGTAATTGATTTACTCCCCCCCCATATCTTGAGTAAACAATTCTTATGAAACAAACCTCAAGCATAAATAATAAAAACAATTGATCCGATCCAACAATCAGTAACTTTATAATACCTGATTGAAGTTTAGTACGCGGCTGCTTGTACGATAATAAATATTGCATTTCAAACCAAGGACGACCGTTTTTTAAAAACTTCTATGAAACCTTTGCTGGACTAAGTTTGGCTTCATAAGATTTTTTTGATATCTTTTTGTTAACACAGAAACATAATATCATGGAAACACAAAAACAATGGACAGTAGAAGAGAAATTAGAATTTGTTGAAACTATTAAACGTTGGAAAAACGAGTTAATTAAGGTGCCTGAAAAAAACATTTATTATCACCCAGAAAAACACTGGAAGCCTTATTATTTAATTAAAGAAGGTAAATGGTTCAAACATAAACCATATGTTGTTAAAAACCAAACTATCAGATATACTAAGAATGGTGTTACAGAAATAATACATGTATCATCATTTCTACCTCAGTTACAAGAAGTTGAAAATCCCTTTATATAAAAGCGTTGTCTTTGGTTTAAAATGCAATATTTATTACTGTAATGGCGGACATAATAAAACCAGACTTTAACAGTATTAAATACTATAAACAAACTCAGCATTGGTGGGTTTCTAATAACTTTGATAAATTAGGATTAGGCGATGTAAAAAATATAGGTAGTTTAATGGATTTTTGTCATAAGAAAAAACCAAAAGATTTAGAGGATTTTTGGTGGAAATGGATTAAATTACCATCAAATCAAAAACGTTTTCTTAATTTACTAAGTATAATATCTAAAGCCAGACCAAGGACTACTGAAAAAGATAACATTAACACTTTATTCATTGGTTTATTTTATAATACTCTATTAGGTTATTTAGCTGAAAGTAAAATAGCTGAAGATTTATTAAGTAAAAATTATAAAGTATATAAATCTAATAAAACATTTGATAAAAAATATGCTATTGATTTTGTGATTATAAGTCCTGAAGGTGTGAAAACAGGAGTACAAGTTAAATCTGATAATTCCCGTTATAACAACTCTACTAACTACATTAATCGTAATCAATATAAGATGGCGAAATTCAAAGATAAATTTAATATAGACACTATATATGCTTATTATACACACTCATATGATGGTGATAATAAAACATTTAATATATTAGGTTATTCTTTTGATAATTAAAATAATTTAAATAAATACGTATTAATATATGAAATTCACAAACGAACAAAAAGCAAAAATATTCAACGACTGGTTGGGTAATCGTTTTAAGACATTTGAGGTAGCAAGTGATAATGCTCCTATCAGTTTTTTAGCTAAAGACAATGAGGATAAAGAATACTACATCCATGTTAATGTAGCTAATGAATTATCTATTAATGACAATAACAGATATGAAACTGGTATTGCTATGGAAAATAAACATTTTTATACATTATATGGGATGATCTCACAAGGTATGAATGTATTCTGGTTTGAGGCGTTTAATGACGGTTATATGCTGTTTTACCTGAATGATTGTTGCACACCTGAACAACTAAATGTATTAGAAGAAGTTACATTGATTGGTGTTGCCTCAGCATTACACGTTCAGCGTCCTGTTATTAAACATGAAAGTAGTGATGGTAAAAGTTATACTACAGTAGTATCAGCACCTAAACAACCTACAATTATTCAAGGTTCACCAATTTTAGGTAGACAACCTAAAACAAGAATAACTAAACGTAAAAAATAATTATCTACCTTGACCACGATAGGTCTTAGTAGGAGTAGATTTTGGGCCCACAGATTTGTGGGCCTTTCCTTTTTTCTTGGTTTTGCTTTTATATAAGCTAACTCCTATAGATTTAGTTGCTTTAGCCATTATACGTTTCTCCCTAAAGCAGCATTAAATGTTGTTACACAAAGTGACATATTTTGCATTTCTGTATCTGTAAGTCCTTGAGAGAAATAAACACTTCTAAATTGTTGTGTACTTACATCTTGTATAATTCCTGTACTTTGATAATGGTTACCTCCTATGCTTATAGGCCAACTTGGAGGAGTATTAGTTCTTGTACTTGTATTTGTACCAATAACAGCACCATTTTTATATAATTTTAATGATGAAGCACTTGTACTACTTACACTATAAAATCCAACAGCTGAAGTATTACCAACTACAATACGTCCATCACCCTCACTAAAACAATCTGTTAAAGCAATGTTTGCACTTACAATGTTACCTCCTAAGTAAAAACTACTATTACTCCCAGCACCTGAATAAACAGCTACATCAATACCACCAGGATTAGCTACAGCACCATATACACCAGCTGACCAATTAAATCCTACACTTGCTGATATTAAGTTAAAATTAGTAATCATTCCTACATTGGATGAACCTGAAGTATTTTGTACTCCATTAGAATTAAAAGTTAAATTACCTTCATTTCTATAAGTAATTCTATATGCGGCATCAGTATCTGCAGGATCTACAAGATTGTATTTACAAGTAGCAGATGTACCTCCAATAAATGGATAAAATGTATATAATTTATTCCATAAACCATATGATTTTAAATTATAAACTAAACTATCTATAGCAGTAGCATTAGTACCTGTTATACCTGTAGCATTAATAAAATCTAAAGTATCTGGATCATCAGACAAATATTGGTATTTAATAATAGCTATACCTGAACCTCCTGTACCACCACTTCTATTATCAGGATTAGCACCACCACCTCCACCACCAGTGTTAGCAACTCCATTTCCTGAATTACCAGCACCTCCTCCTCCTAATCCTCCAGGATATGAGAAACCACCTGCTGTAGAAAAACCACCTCCACCACCACCAGCATAATATGAAGATGTTCCTGAAATATCAAATGCTAAACCATCGTTACCATTAGGGCCAGAACTACCTGTTACACCAGCACCTCCTCCACCTCCACCAGTGTTATTATTTGCATCAGTATTACCGTTTTGTCCATATCCAAATACACCACTATTGTTTGGAGATAAAGATTGTGAACCAATACCAGGAGTAGAAGCTAATCGTACTCCTCCTCCACCTGAACCTCCATTAGTAGCAAATGTTTGGTTTCCACCACCTCCACCACCACCTAAAGCTACTAAATTAGCTAAAGAAGAAGTACCTCCAGGAGAAGCTGGATTACCAGGTCCACCACCAGCACCTACTATAACAGGACATATACTTGAAGATAATACTACTCGAGGAACATTTACAATTCCTCCTCCTCCACCGCCTCCGCCTCCACGTTGACCACTATTACCTCCTCCACCTCCACCACCAACTAAGAAAACATTATATAAACCATCATTTATAACAGTTAAATCAGCAGATGCTGTGAATGTATGAATTCTGTATGATCCGGTTGAAACAACCTCGCCTCCTGTAGCGTAAGCAAACGAGGAGGCACTTATAGGTTGAGAGATAAAAGAAAATGAATTAATCATATATTATGCTAAGTTCTTAACACTGCTTAAATATAAACTTCCAGAATCAAATGATACTAAAGTTAATATATCAACTGCATCACTTGCTAATGTTGGATTATAAACATTTGCTGATGGTTGCTTAATTGATGATCCGAAAGCCATATTACCAAAAGCTGTTGATGGTTGTGTAATTCTTATATTAATTGTTTGACCTGGTTGGATGTTTGAAGGATTTAAGAATGTTGTAGAACCGCTTACAAGAGTAAGTGTGAATGAATTTCCTGTTGAACAATCTAAAGATGCTGTTTGAGAAGATATAGATAAAGGATAAACATTACTTAATGCTGAAGCTGATACTACAAAATTAGGAACATATACTGTATTTTGAGCTGATGCTGTGATGTTGTAACCACCAATAATAGCTGAATAAGATATGTTAGGTAATATTTTGTTGTTTTGACCTACAAAAATACCAGAATATAAAGTACCAACTCCTGTTGAAATACCATCATAATCTAATAAGTTACCTTTACCACCTATTATAGCACCATAAGAGTTATTATTATCAATTGTATTGTTTTGTCCACCAAAAATACTGTTTGCAAATCCCGCTGCTTTAATTGTATTACCTTGACCACCTGCTATAGTACCGTAGTTACTTCCTCCTACTTCATTACTTTCACCACCAAGTACAGTTAAAACATATCTGTCACCATTTCCTTGATAATTCCAGTTTATAAAGTTGTAAGCACCACCAATCATACTTGAACCATAATGTCCATTACCGCCTCTCATTTTGTTTTGCAAACCTCCTATCATTGTGATAGTACCTCCTGCATTATTACCTCCATCGTAGGTATGACGGGCACCTCCAAATATTATGTCTCCTTTATTACCTATATAACCAGGAGCATTATTAGCGTTTGTATAAGTTAAATCATATGAGGCAAATATTGAACCAGATTGTTCAGTCATTTCCCATACTTGCTTTCCACCTGAGTTAGGATTGAAAGTCATTGGTATAGCACCACTTCCAGTATCACTAAACAAGAATGTGTAGTTAATACTTCCTGAAGTTAAACCTTGGAAACCATAAGCAGCACCTCCACCTCCTCCACCTGAACCAGTATCTACAGTTATTGGGAAAGTTGAACCATCACCTTTAGTAAATGTAATTGTATTTAAACTTACACTTGCTGTAGCTAATAGTGAACCTGTGTTTGTAGTCCCAACAGGTGTACCGTTAAGAGTTAATGAACCTGTTATATTTAAACTTCCGGTTAAATCTGTATTACTTTGTAATTGAATACTCATATTATGTTAGTCTTATTAAAATGAAATTTCCACTTCTATATAATCCGCCTAATGGAACTCCACCAGCGGCTGCTGCTGTATCATCAGCAAAATTCAATGAGGATGATACTTGAGATAACACTACAAATCCATTAAATGAACCTGTACCTGTTACTGTTAAATTAGTTAATGTTCCTACATTTGAAGCAAAAGATGCTGTTGTAGCAAATGATGAACTTGTTGCTGTTAAAGCGTATGATGCTGAAGTACTTGTATTAGCATAGCTTGCACTTATAGATGTAGTAGCAAAGGATGCTGTTGTAGCAAATGAAGCACTTGTTGATGTTAAGGCGTATGATGCTGAAGTAGCACTATCAGCAAATGAAGCTGTACCTTGTAATGAACCTGTAAATCCACCTGTTGAAATAGTTGAACCAGTTACTGTTAATGAACCTGAAATAATAGCTGAACCTGTATATGGGAAAGCACTTCCACTTCCTCCACCACCAGTAATAGCTACTCCATTTACTGTTAATGAACCTGAAATGTTTGTTGAACCTGATATGTTTAATGTTCTTGAACTAAAATTACCTTTAATTAACGGTTCAGTAGTATAATCGTTATGAATTATTAGAGTATTACTTCCACTATAGTTTTGTCCTGCTGTATATCCTAAAAATACATTATTAGAACCCACAGAATTTAAACCAGCTTGTAAACCAAGGGCAGTATTATTGTTACCATTAGAACCTTGAAGGGCAAAATATCCTATACCTACACTTGAACCTCCATTAGAAAATGCCTTACCCGCACCTTTACCAACAAATGTATTAGCACCCGTAGAATTAGCATCTGCTGGATAGTTTGTATCATTACCAATTGCTATGTTATCACCTCCTACAGTTCCAAATCCTGATAATTCACCTATATGAACGTTGTTACTTGCGTTTCTTGAACCTTGTTGGAATCCTGAATTATTACCAATTGCTATATTTGAATTACCGCCTTCAATATAAAAACCAGCACCTGTACCTACACCAACGTTGCTTCCACCTGAGTTTACACCTTGTAAAGCATAAGAACCAAGGGCAGTATTATTATCTGCTGATGTTAAAGAAGCTAAAGCATTTTGTCCAAGGGCTACTGTTGAATTATTTGTTCCGGCACCGTGTTGATTAATTAATAATACTCTACCACTTGGATTAGTAACTACAGTTCCATAAGGTACTGTAATACCATTGCTTAAATTAGTTGAACCTGTTACAATTAATGAACCAGAAATAATAGCTGAACCAGTAAATGGGAATGGATTAGAAGCTACTGATGGTGCCCAAGAAGCTGATACAGCAAAACTTGAACTAATTGCTTGTGAAGCAGATATAGCAAATGATGCAGTACCTTGTAATGAACCAGTAAATCCTAAAGTTGAAGTAGTTGAACCTGTTACTGTTAATGAACTTGAAACTTTTAGGGGTAATTTAAAAGTAGCTCCGGCATTACTATTGAAAAAATTATAAGGAGTAGTACCAGCTGTAGCATTTCCAAAAAATCCAATTCCAGTAGAATCACCAAGTACAATCATATTTCTCAAATTGCTTTGGTCAACTCCTAAGAATAACCAACTATTTGTTCTTCCTGAAAGTACAGCACCACCATTTGTTTGTTTAGATATCACTACAGTTTCATCATCAGTAGTATCAGGATAAAAAATAGTAGAACCAGTTACAACTAAAGAACCAGTAATAACCGCTGAACCAGTAAATGGAAATGGATTTGCTGCTGGTGCGTATGAAGCACTAACTGCGTTTTGTGCTTGAGAAGCACTTACAGCATATGAAGCTGATACTACATTAGCCACATAAGATGCTGTTGTAGCAAAGGATGCTGAAGTAGCATTAGTAGCTTGTGATGATGATAAAGCGTATGATGCTGAAGTAGCTACACTCGCACTATTAGCGTTTACTACGTTATTAGCTGTAAGACTAAATGTAGTACCGTCGCCCTTAGTGAAAGTTGTAGTTGCATCGCTTATAGACGCTGTAGTAACAAATGAACCTGTGTTAATAGGTGTTACATTTAAAGCGAATGAAGCAGTAACAGCATTTTGAGCTTGTGACGCTGAGACAGCATATGAAGCACTTGTAGTATTATCAGCATATGAAGCACTCGTACTTGTAAGAGCATATGATGCTGATGTAGCAATACTCGCACTAACCGCATTAGTAGCGTTTATAGCGTAAGAACTACTTGTAGCCGTGGCAGCATATGAAGCTGATGTAGATGTGTTACTATACGAAGAAGTTACAGCGTATGAAGCAGAAACAACACTGGCTACATAAGAAGCAGTTGTTGCAAATGAAGCAGAAGTAGCGTTATCTGCTTTTGATGAGGTAATTAATAAACTACCTGTTAATGTGCTACCTAATCCAGTTTGTAATTCACTTCCACTTACTTGAATTAAGTATTGAAATGATTCACTGATGAATAGGTTAGTTAAATTTCTTCCCATTATATATTAAAAATTAGATACGTTGTTCATGTAAGCCCTGTATGGGTATTGTGGAAATTGAGGATAACGAGAATCATAAACAGGCAATCCACATTCGACTGCTTGTCCATAATGTGCTCCTCTTCCGTTTCTTCTCATTACTATAGGACTACGATATTGTATTCCAAAGTCTGGATATAATTCTTGTAATTGAACATTACCATTCAATTCTGGATATAATCCTTGGTTTTGAATTAAATAATTAGTTAATCTTTCTTGGTAAAATTGTGATTTATTTTTAATTGATTCACGTTTTCTGTTGTACCAAGTACCGTCAACTTTTTCACTGTTTTCACCTCCTGTAGGAGACAACAAACCGTTATTACGAGGACGGATATAAATGTCTTCTAAAGAATAGTAGTATGCTAAATATAATAAAGCATTTTGTACAAATCTAAGTACTAAATACTCATAGTCACCTGTTAAGGTATTTGTTTTAATTTTTGCTAAAATTGCCTCGTACAATTTAGTACCAAGCAATCTTTGTATATCAATGTCTTGTGCTTCTCGCACCGCATTTTTCAACAATTTAGAATCAACATTATTGTTGATGTCTGTAAATTGTCTTAAATTTTCTTCTGAAATTATAAGTACGTCAGTCATTATCTTAGTTTATTGGTTGTTCTTGTCCTGCTTGATTGATGTTAGGATTATTTAATCTATCAGCACGTTCGATTTGTGCCTCAAGTAAATTATCTTCTCCTACTTCACTTTCTTGTCCTGTAACTACATCAACTTCTTCTTTACCATCAGAATATAATTTAAGTTGTTCAATACCTAAAATATAATCATTACCAAAGTTAATTTTTAATATTTCATCAAAACAATCTAAGATTGCTTGCTGGAATGGTTTAACTACTGTATTAGTAAACAACAAATAAGCTTCTGATGTTTCTGTTCTACCACCTAATTGACCTTCGGTTTTAATACCTAACATCATAGGAGAAGTAATACGGTGAGCTGTAAGTATTTTCTGCGTTACTAAGTCGTTTATAGTTGTGTAATAAACATCTGTTCCGTTTGAGTCAATAGGGGTTATGACTGGTGCATTTTCTGGACTATCACAGTCCATATAGATTAATGAACCTGCGTTTTCTGTTCCACCATATTGTGAACGAAGCATTATTTCAATTGCTTCTCTTTCTTCATCATTTGCATTTGTAAAAGTTGTGATTGCTAATGATGGTACAACTCCGTTAGTAATGTTGTTAAGGTGGAAATTATCAATTTGTGCATCTAATTCTATTACTTTCAAAGCACCTATATAATCAGGTACTGGATAGTATTTCATACCAGGACGATAATCTTGGTAAACATAAATTTGAGATGGTTCCTCGTCTTTTTTCAACGGGTTATATACAGGTAAAAATGGGATATCTTCTAATGATTGATTAACGTAGCCGCTAACACCATTCCATTCATCCCAAATGTAATAACCTGGTACTTTACCTCTAAAGTTCTTTTCTTTAGCACGTAAGTATGAAAAATCAATGTGGTATACTTCAGCAATCTTGCTTCTATCTTTAGACCAGATTACTTCCAAAGCAAACCCACCAAATAGTTTTAAGTCTTTAGCTACTTTTTTAAGCAAATCGTTCCATGATTCACCTTCAAAGTTTGCAAAATCTAATGTCTCGGGTCTATCACTTGTCAAACCATTACCAACAATTGAATCAACTGTGGCGTTAACACAAGTTCCATGAATTGATGAATAATTCATCAAATCGATTAATTTATTTGGAAAACCATTATCCGCACCAAAACTAATGTAGAATTGATTCTTGCGTTCTACAAAACTAACACGTTGATTAGTTCCATTTGAACGAGGGATGGTTTTAAATGTATATTTGTTACTCATTATTATGGATAATTATAGGTAGTGTATTTACCTCCGTTTGCTGGTAATAAATATGTGGTTGTATCTACTCCATTGCTGCCTGAAATAAAAGCACGTTCAGTTGAAAGTAAAATTCCTTTAATAGGAGTAACTCCTTGACTCCATAAAAAATTAGCATTATTCCAAGTCATATTAGCATTGTACCATTGGTATGCTATACCGGTACCTGCATTTTCATAAATCTGAACATTATATTGACCTGAGGCTGTTGGTAGTGTTGAACCAGATACCTGAAATACTAACCAAGGATTTGTAGGACCTGGAGTATTAAGTAAAGTAGCAATTACATTACCTTTAGTGGAATAATCGTAGGATTGAGTAAATTCAAGAACTAATGCTGTAGTTCCAACAGGTGCTGCTATGTCAGGGTAAACCGCACTTGAATTCGTAGTAGATGAAACGTTTAACTGTAGCATAGTTTACTTTCAACCAAGTAGGGGGTTAACACTCACGTGCAACCCCCATTTGGTTTGTTTTTAAAGATTAGATAGTAGTTGAGTAAGAGGTAATTGTAATACCACTTAAAGAACCAGTGAAGGAAGTAGCTGAACCACTAACCTCTGAAGCAGGGTTAGGCTCGTTACCTGAGAATACCAAGTTGTAACCGTTCAAATCACTGAACGCAGTTCCAGTTTGGCTGGTACCGCTCAACAATTGAGCTCCGTTTACTTGGCCCATCAAGAACCAACGAGCGGCTCCTGTTTCACTACCGTTGTTGGTTTCAACAATGATAGCTAAGTTAGGGTTTTGTGCTAACACTCTTACTTGGTTGCGAGTCGCAGTTTGCATTTTGAAGAATACAGCGTTACAAGTTTGGTTGTAAACTACTGTACCATTTTCAGGAGTTGCAACTATTTCTTCGCTATAATTAGAGGTTTGTCTAAATAATTGGAATTGATAGAAAGTACCTGAACCAGAGATCGAGGTGATTAAACCTTGTGATCCTGAAATGCTTGAGATCGAACCAGATAAGATGTAAATATTTTTGATACCACCGGTATTGTCACGACAACCCAACTGGAATCCTGATGTAATTGAACACGCCATAATATTATATCTTTCTGATTTTAAATGTTAGACAAATTATTGAGCTGAAACCCAGAATTCAGGGTAAGCAATGTTAACACCCAATTTGGTAGAAATACGGTGACGTAATGTGTCAGTATTGATATCATACCACAATTGGAACTCGGTGAAGTCGCTCAACAAGTCAGTACCAGCAACGATTTGCTTAGCAGGACCTAAGAAGATACGATTCAAACCTTGCAAACCTACAGTACCAACAACTTTGATGTTAGGTTGGAAAGGGTATTGCATTTCGTACAAACCACCACGGTTAGTAACTGAATTAGGATCGAAGTAGAAGTTGTTAGCTAAACGCAAACCAGTCAAGTAGTTACGGAACAAACTTACACTCATGAAGAATGTCAAGTCATCTCTGTCAGCAACATCAGCACTTGAAGTAGCAATCATAGTGTCCATAGTGGTCAAAATGTTAGCAGCTGAACTTGAAGCAGCATTGATAGAAACTGGAACAACACCTGAGGTAGAAGAGCTAATGATAGTAGCCAAACCGTTTACAGCACAAGTTCCACCGTAGGTAGAAGCTGAACCAGAAACTTGCTGCCACAAGAAGTAGTCGTTAGCTTTTTGGAATTGGTTTACTAACAATTCGCTGTACTGAGTAGCCAAAGCGAAAGTTTCGTTGTAAGAACCTGGAGCCAAAGCAGAGATACCTAAGTATTTCTTGTCAAGGTCTTTCAAACATAAAGCATCAAAAGATGTACGAGGACATACTTCGATAGTACGTTGAGTGAAGGTAGCTGATCCAGAGGCAGTGCTTACGCAAGTACCGTTCTGCATATACAAGCTTACTTCAAATAGGTTAATAGGCTCTTGGTATTTAACACCCTCTTGGATGGTGATATATTCCATTGTTGAACCAGCATAAACCATCTTGATGATTAACTCACCAGCAATCTGGTTGTTAAAATCGGATAGGGCGGATACGTTTAATGACATAATTGTATTGTTTTAGTTGTTTTTGGGGTTATTTTTTATTTTTAAGTAATTCAGCCATAACTTTCATTTGTTTGGCTTGTAGGTTTTCAGAAGCAAAATTTTCTTTAGCTACAGAAGACATCATAGTTTTGTCTTTAGCAGGTGACTTCATGAATTCTTCCATTTTAGTCTTCATTGCTTTCATTTCTTCTTTAATACCAGCGATTTCTGAAGCAATGGTTTCGTCGATAGCCATCTTAATTTTAGCCATATTTTCGGCTTCAACTTCGGCTTCTGTTTTACCCATAGGTTTCAAAGCACCGTTAACGTCAGTTACAGCGTTTTGAGGAGTAGTACCTTCAACGTTTGAAATTGATTCTTTAGGTCCAGCAAAGCCTTCTTTAACAGCAGCAATTTCTTCGTCTTCAATAGCACCTAAACCATCTTCCATAGACATTTCCTCTTCTTTTTCACCAGAAGCGGTTGTGATTTCTACTACAGATGAACCTTCAGTTTTAATCATTGTACCATCTTCTAATTTGTGGTATCCATCGGGAGCAAGGCTTTCTTGGCCTTCGGCGGTTACAACTTTAACTTCGTCGCCTACTTTCAAAGTATCACCTGGGAAAACGATTTTGAACGCTTTGTTCTCATCGTATACTTCACCAAATGTTTCTTTTACAGGAGTCTTATCAACTAAGCCAAAGTGTTGTTTAACCAACTCTTTTAATTGTTCTTTGTTCATAATTAATTAATTTGATTATAAATATATAAATAATGTTGTGAAATTTATTTTTTAGCTTGAGCATAGCAAATAGCTGATGCTTGCTTTACAGGATATTCTTTACGTAGTTTAGCAATACATTTTGCTATAAACTCATCCTTTGGTTCGGGTCCTCGTTTTGGTATTGGCATTTTTTCTATTTTTAAACCAGTCTATAATTCTGAGTATATTAAGCGTTAAAGCTGTTAATAACACAGCTGCTGTGATAAATGGAGTAAACTTCATTATAAACGCTAATACACCGCCTATAGTTAAAGTATCACTCGCTACACTAATTAATGTTGAATCGTGTTGCATTATTTTTTAGTAAGTACGTTATTGTAAAAGTATCCTTCAACACTAAAACCTTTAACCTTACCTGTTTTTACATATTCGTTCCAAACACGTCTATTGTCAATTTTGTACATTCCATACCATTGACCTGTAATAGGTTGGAAACCATATAATACTGATTTATCAGCTTCTGGATCTTTAACAATCCAAGTTTCAACTAAGTAAGCATCATCAACTCTATGAGCACCATCATGTTCAATGTTAACTGAATCAACTAATTTGTCTTGCATCATTTTATATGCAATTTTTTCAATTGTTTCTTTAGAGAAAAATACTTGATATTCCTCACCTGTTTTTTCATCAACACGAGGTATTAATTTACCTGGAGTCATTAATGGACCTACTAACATTTGCTTTTCAGCTAATTCAGAGGCAAAATTACGTTTTTGACCTGTTGATGCTTCATTAATAAAGTTAGGTAATCCAGCTACATTAATTTCAAAATCTTCTTTAGGTACACAGTTAGGTACTTTACGACCATTTTTAGTTTTCAAACCAATTGCTCTATATCCAGCTTGACAAGCATCATCTAATCCTTCAAACTCACCATTCTCTAATAACCATTCTAATATTTCTTGATCTTCAAAGGCATTAGGTTCATTTGTAGGTTGTTGAGGAATGTTTGATTTCAAAACAGACATTTCTTGTTTTATAAGTTCCTCTACTATAACCGCCTCAGGATCAACTAACGCAAAATTATGTTTAGTTGCATAGTCGTCGTTATTAGTCACTATATAGAACTTATCTAAGTAAGCCATACGCTCACCTATTCTCATTCCTTCTAACACATCTGTTTTATACTTAAATTTACTCATTAAGTATTCAGTATAAGCATTACCAGCCAAGAACATAAAACGATCATACTGTAAACTGTATTTATCTAATATTTGACTGTATACTTTATTTGCCCAATCTTTCTTTTGTTGTACTGAAAAATTCTTTAATGTTAAATCATAAGGCTCAATTACTTTATCTAAATCAGTCAAATAATATTTGGCAGATAAGATTTTGATATAATCATCATCTTTTTGTTGTTTACGAGCAAATGTTAATGATTTTTTAAATAATGCTGAATCATACATTTCTTCAGCAGCACACTTATAATCTAATTTTTCTGAAGAACAAGAAATTAAATAAACATCTTTACCTTCATCTGAGAATTTAGAAAATTCAATACCTGCTTGACGTAATTTCTTTTCGGCCCAAGGTAATGCTGCTTCTCCACCCCATAACAAGTATGAAATATACCCACAAGCATTATAATCTTTTCTACGTGTAGCCAATTCGAAATTACCTTTTTGTCTAATTAAGAATGAACGCATACGTTGAATAGTATCAAGTGATAATTTTTCACCATTTACTAATTGTTGTGCTCTTACTTTACCCACTTGGGTAGCACATTTCATATTGTTTTTTTCATTTAATTCAATACCACGTTTAGCTGCATCAACAGCTGCTTGTGGATAGTCATTGTATGTCATTTCAGCCATACTAACTTTATTAAATGCGATAAAATTTTCTTCTATGGCAGGTGATTCAACTAATGCCGTAGCATCAAATCCTGAAATTATTGAATCATCTATTTTAAGTTCTACTATTTTCATTAGAATTGTCTTCTTTGGTTAATTTTTGCTTCAGCAGCTTGTGCACTTGTCACATCACCAGCTAATACATATGTTTTAAAAACGCCGCCTCGTGGTCCTCCTGTTTGTGAACCTCCAAAACCACCTGCTATTGGAGCTACTGATGGAGTGGTATTTGTTCCAAATCCTCCAAATTGTGATTGAGCAACACCAGCATTAGGTAATGATGGAGTTGAAGGAACTGTTGGACCTGAAGCTGTTCCTGAACCTCCACTATTTAAAATAGCTTTGGCTCTTGATGCAGCACCTAATACTGCAGCAATTTGTGAGGCATAAAATATAGGGAAAGCAAACGGTGCTGCAGGTCCTGTTGCTTTGGCTCCTTTTTGAGCAATGTCTAAAGCATTTATAAATCCAACTCCTGTACCAATTGCAATGTCTGCTAATGCTGCTGCTTTAGCGGCTGTACTACCTTCTTTAAATAGTCCTCCTAAAGCAACTAATGCACCTCTTGATGCTGCTACAAATTCTGCCTCAGCAGATGCTTTAGCTTGAGCTGTTGCTTCAGTACTTGCTAATGACTCAGCATCTAATCTTTTTTGTTCTTCTACTCGTTTTTCTTGTAAAGCAGTTTCAGCATCATTAAGTTCAGCGGTTGCTACAACTTGTAAATCAGCATATTTTTTATCAATAGAAGCTAATGCTTCAGCATTACCCGCGGCAGCAATTTGTTCTTGTATAAATGATTCTTGTAAAGCAGCTAATTTATTTTCATAAGCAATTTGTACCGCTAAATCCTCATTTTCTGCTTCAGCTAATCGTCTTTGACGAGCAGCATCTGCTGCACTTAATTCAGCTGAAACTCTTTCATCTAAAGCAGCAGCTTGGTCTGCTGCAATTTGTTTTAAACGTTCTGCTTCTTTTTCAGCAGCTGCTATTCTTTTAGCTCTACGTTTTTCTGCTTTTTGTTCAGCATCATTTTCACGTGCTTCTGTAGTTGATATTTTATCTAATTCTAAAGCATCTTCAGCTGCATTTCTTTTAGCTTTTGCTTCTGCTCTTACTTTATCATATTTTTCTATAATAGCTTTTTCTGCCTCAGAACCTTTTGCAACTCGAGCTACTTCTTCTTCTTGTGCTTTATTAGCAGCGACAGTAGCTGCTCTGGCTTCTTCACGTTGACGAATAAGTGCATTTTGTCTAATTGCAGCTACTTCATCAATTGATTTACCTTCAGCTTTAGCTCTGGCTTCAGCCAATTTAGCTTCTCTATTATAGAAATCAGAAGCTTCTTTAGCTTTAGCTAATTGACGATCAAATGATTCTTCTGTTTTTGCATTTGCTTCAGCGGCTTTAGTACCAAATATATCAAATGCATCTGCTAATGCTGTTACAGCTAATATAATAGCACCAATACCTAATCCAGCTAAAGCAACACGTGTAACGTTAATTGCTCCTGTGGCTGTAGTAAATGCGGCTTTAAATGAAGAACCTAATAATTTATTAGCTGATACTAATGAGTTAGATACATCCCTTATTCCTGAAACAACACCAATTACACCTAATAATTTCTTTTCAGCATCCTCGATTGCTTTAGATTCAGCTCCAAAGGCAATAAATGCAGAACTAACTGCACCTACCGCACCTGTTAAACCATTGAAAGTATCAACTAACGCTGTTGCGCGTTGTTCTTTATCTAAACCTTCAAATTGTAGTTCAACATCTTTTAATTGAGATTTTACTCCCTTAATTTTATTACCTAACTCATTAAATCCTGGATCACCAATTTTAAGTGTCTTAAATTGAGCTTCTAAGGATTGTAAGTCCTGTTCCAGTTCATTTACTGATTTACTATTGACTGCGACGTCTATGCTAAATGTAGCCATATTGCTAAATATTTTATTATTAATACATTGAATTAAAAGTTGCTATAATTGAAGGAATAGCTGGATAAACTCCTGGAACTCCTGCAACATAATCTATATAAAGATTATTATTAGTAGCGGTCCAAGCTAACTCCCAATAATCACCAGCAGAACCACTTACAAAGAAATTCCAAGCAGCAACAAATCGTTCATTAGCTCCTCCAGGAAGGTGAACTGAAGTATTTGAATTAGCTACATCAGTACCATTTTTTCTTAACCAAATCCAACACGTTTCTCCTCCTCCAGAACTTATATTAAGCTGAGCACTAAATGCTAAGTTATAAGCACCTGGTTCTGAAATAGTAAATCGTGAACTTGATACTAATGTTATTCCTCTATTAAAATCAACAGTGTCGAATGTCATTACTGATGCTGTTAAAGCACCATCTATTGTTTGGTCTGTAGTATCATAAACTGAAATAAATGATGCTGTTGTAGCTACACTACCTGTTGTTCCTCCAAATGGCCAACAATCTCCATTCACACATAAACTACCTGTAATATCTACAGAACCAGTATACTGAGCACTATTCTGAGTAATTGAATTACCCATATATACAGTACCTGTATTATAAGTATCTAATATAACTGTAGGAAAGAATATAGCTGTGTTTTGAGTATCTTGAGGTATAGCTCCATTATTACCAACTGATATTACATTATTAGCTGTTTCATCATAATCAGCATTACCAATAATTAAAATATTAGGATTGTAAATAAATGGTTTTGTTTGATCCCAAATAACATCGGTACCATAAACCTCATTAGCATCACGTGTACCTGCTTGAAATAAAAGTTCTGATGAAGTAACCGGTTGATTACTTACAAAATATGAGTACGATGTTGTACCATTTTCATTATAATCATTTTGAATTACATCCTCGTATGTTTGAGGATCAAGATAAATTCTTCTACGTGGAAATTGTAATTTACGAGGTAATGTCTTTAACAATTCAACTTGTGTTGATTGTTTATCAATTAAGTTAGCACCTTGTATTTTATTAATTCTATAGTAATGCCCATCAATAAAGATCTTATCGTTTAATTGTATACGTTCAATTTCAGTTGGATTTAAAACAACATTCATTGTTACTAAACGAGTATCTACATCATATAATTCGTTTATATAATAAGCCCAATATGTTGAATAAGCATCATTACTTGTTCTTCCATTAACATAGTTTTGCTGATAAGGATAGAAATCTAAGTTATTAAAATGTATATCAAATGATGAAGAGAAACTTGCAGGCGATTCAGATAAACCTCCTAATGTTCTATAGTAATTAACAGGTATAGTATTTCCACTATCATCTTTAACATAATAATATCCTCTAACAGAACCTGACACACCATAAGCTTCAGTTGCAGGTACTGTTTTTAAAGATTGTTTATGTAATAAACGTGGTTTGAATTTATATGGTTGACCATATTTGTTTTCTTCTTTCTTATAAATTTGAGGAATAACAGTTGTATAACCATTTTGAATACCCTTAACAGGAGTAGCTGCAAATATAGTTTTAATTGTTTTAGTACCTTCAGTTAAATCAGAATCTGAATAGTAATTGTATTCACCATATGTGTTATTAAATGTTGAGTTTTGATATTTGTTAATTACATCCTCATCAGTATCATCAGTGAATAATATTTCTTTAGGTTGATCTCCTAATGGGTGTCTAATTTCCCATTTAACATTTCTATCTACTTTATTAGTCCAATCAACAATAACACCTTGATCAACCCAAGTATTAAATGGTTCAATACGTAATAAGTTTCTTTCACCTTTAACAGGTTCAATTACTAAATTATATTTTAAAACTAAACTTTGAATAAAGTCAAGTATTTTTATATCCTCAGGAAATTGTAAACCCATATCTACAATTCCTAATTCAGTAGAAGGAGGACCAAGTACTTTTAACCAAGTATTAGTTCCTGTTTGAACTCCAATAGTTTCAGCAGCTGAGAATCCATCACCGAATACCTCAACTTGAATAAAATCAGTTTGATTTAATGTTACCTGAAATGGTCCTAAATTTATATTACCTGAACTGATGCCAGGTATTCTTCTAACATAAGTTTGTAATGCTGTAGTACCATTTTTTAGTACTCTAATTCCTATTGTTCTTGTAGGATCAGGTCCTCCATAATTATTAATTACAAAAGGAATAGCAGCATTTATAGTATAAGCACCTCTAACATCAGCAGTATACTTATAAAGACCAGTATCATAATTACCTCCATTATCATAAACTTCAGCATTGTATTCTACAGGATAGTAAGTACCATCCATAACAATACTTTGTGTTGTACCCGTTCTATAAGCGTATACTGACTGCGAAACATAGTTGTTAATAGCAGGTCCTTTAAATTCATTAGCTGTGGTTAATAGATAAACACTTTGAAAATAAGCACTATTTAAAAACGATGAAGTATACTTATAATTAACAGTATCAAAAATAGTATCCATTACAGCTTTAGCTCTAATGGCTGGTTTTAAATCTTGTGGTCTTAAAGGATAATTAATATTATCAATTTGAAAATCACCTCCTCCAAATTCAATATTTGCTGAAGATGTATAGTTAGGATCTTTACCATAATGAACTAATGGGTATAAAATATCTCCATTAAGTAATTGATCATTCCACGATTGTGAAATAGCAGTCCAACTTGAAGTATGATTATAAGCACTCCAGTTTAAATCAGCTAATGCACGAGTGTCAATTTGAGTTCTAAAATCAACTGTTTCATTTACTACAGCACAATTGTAAATTACATCATTGTATTGATCTGTAATAATGTTGTTTAAGTATAATTTGCCTGTATATACAGCTTGACCATCAACTAATACTTGACAAGGTACTGTATGTGTTAATCCAATTGCTGGAGTAGTACCTAAATCAAATAAGTTATTAAAGAATTGGTTATTAATATCAGTACCAGGCAAAGCAAATTCCTGAGACGATATCCCATAAATTTTTCCTATATCATCAGACTGAATAGCTGAGATGTCTAATAAAAATTGAGGATCATTTGTTAATTCAAGATCAAATTTCTCTTGATCATCATTTATAGCTCTTAATATTACTTGATACTGTGTGGCCATTATCTGCTTCTCTTATTGTTAGCTAATGTATAATTAATTGTATATTGGAAATTCTTTTGTGTACGAGGATTTCGTTTACTTGTAAACTGTGAATCAGTAATAATAACAGGTACCATATTAAATCCATCTTGTATATACACGTTTGGTGAATAAAACAATGGTTCTAACCAATCAGCTTCTGCTTGTGTCAACCAGTCACTATTAGCCGTAAAATTCTCGTTTATATTCGTATAATACGCATTATTTCCTCGTCTGCGTATATTGTAGTCAACTGCGTTAGTTGTTGTACTATAATCAACAAATGTTTGCTTGTATATACCTTTATCTAAATTAGTATTTTTATCTGATTGTAAAGTGAAATTAAACCAATCCCAAACTCCATAATCATTAATCCAAGCAAATCTTACTCCCTCATATCCACAATTAGGATCTTGTTTATTAATAGTAAATTTATCCCAACTTGCATTTGTATTAACTGTGTTAGCTGCTTGTTGTGGTCTTAAAGTAATAGTGTAATAATCCCAATTTTGAGTACTGAAATCAAAGTTACCATTATTAGTAATATTTTGAGGTCCAATACCAGTATATAATAAGAATGAACCTGATGATTGTGAACCTGAATTTATAGAACAAGTTTGTACTGTTGCAACAGCTGACCATAATTGAGCAGTTGATGTTCTTGGTCCTCCATAATAAGAGGCTGTATTAACACTTGTGTTAAACAATGATTGAGTATATGCTAAAGCACCCGTATAATAAACGTTTAAATCAAGGGCATAAATGTCTTGTGCGCTTGATGTGCTTCCATTAAGTGCTCCGTTTATAGACGCTATAGTAAGGTAATCTGTCGGTCTTGCTGACTGTGTTCTACTCGCGTCTGTTAAAGCAACATTTTTAGTGAATGTAGCTGATGATGGTGTAGTTTGAGGATCATAAAATGAACTTGTATTCCAATTCCAAGCACCACTATTAGGATCAATAACTCCATTAATTAAATAATAATAAGGAATTGAACCAGTAACAGAAGCAGAACCAGTAGTTGAACCTACACCAGTATATGATGTTACAGATGAAGAAGGTGATACTCCATATTCTTCACCAAATGCTACTTTAAAGTATTTAGCGGCGTTAGTATTTTTATAAAATAAACCATCAGCACCCATACTAAAATTATCTGTATCATAGTCTAAGTATTGTCTTACAATACGTCCTAAGTTAAATACACCTTTATAGCTTGGATTAGGTTGTTGTTTTATTGTTGTTAATGTTGTTCCACAGCCATCTTTTAAAGCACAAACATATTGGTATTGAGCTGCTGATGAGGAGTTAGATGTAACTTCCCATAACATATCACTGTTTGCTAAATTAAGTTGTCCTGCGTATTGTTGAATTGTAATACTCATTTTATTTTAAAATTTGTTTTGCTATTGTGTCTATTGCTTTACCAAATATACCTGTTAAATCTTTACTTAATACTGTAGTGATAGCAGGTTCAATAAATGGAAATGCTTGTCTTCTTGTTTGGCCTCGTTTACCTATAGAACGTTGAATAACATAAGGTAATTGTTTTGCTGTAATACCACCTCGAGGTGTAATACCATTTTTAGCAATCCAGAATCTAATTGCTTTAATTGGAGGTACTCTACCAGGACCACGTTCGTGTCCATCATTAACCCATTTACCATAATCAAGCATACTAATTACTAATCTATCACTCTGAACTGTTGCTTCAATTGAATTAGCTAACATTCCAGTGTTATCATTATTATTACGTTGTAAGTTAGCTTTCATCTGATCTACGATCTGATTACCAACTTGCTGTATTGCTTGATTTAAAGGTGTTTGCGCCATTATGGTAATTTAGGAAAGTTACAGAAATCAAGTGTTGCTTGTGTATTAACGGTAATGTTAGCTACCCAACCACAAACACGATCATTAAATGCCTCATATAATGGGCTAATACTGTTTAATGTAATAAATTCTAATTGTTGATATTGTCCTAAGTTAAAATAGGCAATAATATCATATAAATAAATTTCACAGTTAGACTGTAATTGCAATACATCAGTATCAGTTAACTGAGGTACATCCATCATATAAAATTCAAAATTAAGTGTTCTGGCACCTGATACTCCATTTGCATTTAATGTTAAACCATTTGATTGAATTGGTCTTAAGAATGCTAATGGGTATTTTACATTTTGATTTAAACTGTCTAAACGGTCAATACTACCTTCACCAAATTCATTAATTGCTAAATGTTCGGCACAGGCAGTTCTAAACTGTTCTACAATATATTGGTAGGTAGGAAAATCGCTCATAATTAACAGTTGCAATCCTCAGTTGGAGGAAGTTTATCTAAAATTGTTTGTAATTCAGTTTCGGTTAATCCGAACATTGCTTGTAATGCAGGAAAATTTAATTCATTTCTACGCATTGCAATAGATGCCTCTAATTCTGTTAATCCAGGTTCAGTGGCTCCAAATGCTTTTCTATTAACTTTGCTAACTATTTCTTCTTGGAAATTAGTTAACTCGTTGTTGTTGTTGTCTAAGTTGTTCATTTTTTTCTAATTGTATTTCAGTTAACATTGATAAATAATCAAATGCAAATATTGTATTTAAATCTGTTACGCATTTATCTCCAGTGATGTGTAAGACGGAACTCTTAGCAAGTTCATTGAGGATATATAACCAACCGTAATGCGCGCTAATGCTCTTTGAATCTTGGAGTTTTTCTTCGTCACTTCGTTCATCATTAACTCCCATTGTAGGGAAGAGGACTCCGTATTTTTTGATAATAAGTGATTGCTGCCTAAAAAAAAACCCAAAGCACCTAACGCTACTGATGCTGGAAAATTATCATACTGTGATGCTATTTCAACTCGTTTAGTATGATCATATTTTTCTATATCATAATAATCAAATCCATTTTCTACTTGTCCCTGAAGTACTTTAAATGTTTGTTTAGTAATCCATTTACTTGAATTTAATTTATTTTTAGTAATTGGACGATATAAGATAGCTAAAATATCATTAATGTTTCTATCAGTATCTTTAATCAACATATCAACATCAACATACTCATCTAAATTCATTTTATGCATTGGTCTATAACCATATTGTTTACCTTCCCATTCAATAACAGGATAAAATTCAGGTTCAACATTAATTATAAGCTCGTTTAAACGCGCATATAATTGTATAATAAACGGAATAGGCCATTGTCTAACGGTTTCCATTGATTCGCCAGTTAATGTTGTTATAACGTGAAGTCTTTGTTCCATCTCATCTAATGATTTTAGAACACTAAACTGCTTATAATGCTTGACAGTAAAATAATCTGGTATATTTGTTGTAATTTGCATCTGTTATAAATATGTGTGATGAACGTTTTTGAAAGTAAAATTAAACAAAAGAACCCCTTTCGGGGTTCAATTGCGTTATTAAATTAGACTGTTACTTTATGCCTTATATTGTTCTATTTCTTCTACTTTTTCTACAATAACATTAAAGTTACCAATGATAGTAAAACTTGTTTCACTGTCAGTGTAATGAATTTCTACGCCTCCCATTGTTGATGTTGTTTGAGATGCTGGTCGTGATTTGGAGATAAATGTTCTAATAACTTCTCCTTTGGTCGTAACTAATTGTGTTTTATACATAACTTTTTTTATTTTTTATAAACGTGATAATCAATTCTTTTAAATGTAGGATCAGAATATTGTATATATTCTAAAACCAAATACTGATTTAAAGTATCAAAATGATGTATGTTTTGATTTTTATTAAATTGTTCATTCTGATAATATTTTAAATCTAATCCTTTAGTTGACTTAATAACAAAAACATCTTCTCTATGATTATCAGCACCTGTATATGCTTCTGTTTTAATAACATAAAGAGTATCAATCCACATATGTTCAATTTTTATAAACTCCTCATGCCATTTAACTCCATTATGATATAAATCTTCCCAAGTATGTACTTGAAAACTATCAATCCAAATAGTTGTATCTTTTTTAGCATCATTAGGAATAAAATACCCCCAAGTTGTTTCTACAGGTAATTTTGTTTTAGCACGTGGTGTTGGTGTAATGGGTTGTTCTTTCTGACAACTAATTAATGTTAAAACTAATAATATTAAATAACCTATTTTTCTCATACGATTAATATAACATCACATTTCAGAATAGCCAAACATAAGAAACCCTCCTTTTTAGGGGAGGGTCGGTCCAAGGAGACTATCCAAGGAATGGTTGTCTGTAGTGTTGTTTTCTCAAAAGCGTTACATTGATAAATATAGTGTGGGGGGTATAAATTTATGAAAGAAGAGCAAATACTGCTAAGACCCCCCATTACACACCATATTAAGAAACAAAAATCGTTGGGTACAAAAGTAATGGCAAAACTAAAAACCCAACCA